CGAAAACATCATCAACAGTAATTATGTTGAGTCAAAGTCAGCGTTGAAAAACGTTACGCTGGTTGGCGGGGAGGGAGAAGGTTCTGCAAGAAGATACACGACGGTTGGCGGCGGAAGCGGTTTGAACCGCCGGGAACTTTTTACAGATGCAAGAGATATTTCTTCGGATGTCGGCAACGATGTCACCTTAACCGATGCTGAATATACGGCATTGCTGCAACAAAGGGGGAGAGAAAAGTTAGCGGAGAATACGGATGTCACATCGTTTGAGGGCCAAGTGGAAACCACCGTTATGTTCAAATACGGTGAAGATTTCTTCAATGGTGATGTCGTTCAGATTGCGAACGAGTATGGGCATGAAACGAAAGCCCGGATTGTCGAAATCGTTATGACTGAAGATTCCGATGGTGCATCTGTATACCCGACATTTAAAACAACGGAAGGAGGCGATGAATAATGAGTGTTACCTATGGATTTTACAATTCCAAAAACCGTGATCGAAGATACGATGCAATTCAGATGTCCAGTATTTTTGATGGGATTATCCGGGACGGTGTATTGCAGCATTACGGCACCGGCATGATGGTTAAGGAATCTGAAGGCATGATGGTGAATGTCGGAATCGGCAGAGCATGGTTTAATCACACATGGACATTGAACGACGCCCTATTGCCTCTGACCCTTCCCTTATCGGAAGTAATTCTGAACCGGATTGACGCGGTTGTGTTGGAAGTCGATGCCAGGGAATCGGTGCGGGCAAATTCGATAAAGATTGTCAAAGGGACTCCCGCATCCAGCCCGAAGAATCCGACGCTGATAAAGACGAATGACCGCTGGCAGTACCCGCTTGCCTATATTCGTGTGAATGCCGGCGTGACAGCAATCAGGCAGGCGAACATTACAAACTGTGTCGGTACATCGGCGTGTCCGTTTGTTACGGCTCCGCTTGAAAAGATGTCAATCGATGCTCTGGTGGCGCAGTGGGGAGACCAGTGGAAAGCGTTCTATGGTGCTCAGACTGCCGATATGGAGTCTGCAAATTCTTTCTGGAAAAACCAGTGGAGGATATGGTTTGAAGCTCAGACAACGGAGATTCAGGAAGCCTATCTGAACTGGGAACATCAGTGGGAGGAGTTTTTCAGTAGCCAGACCACCGAAATGCAGGAGACGAATACTAATTGGAAAGCGCTTTGGAGTGGTTGGTTCTACGATTATGTGAATGCTAATACCAAAGAGTTCACTGATTGGAAGAATTCCATCGACAAGGACTTCCGGGACTGGTGGGACTCCATTAAGGATCTCATTGATGGAGAGGACGTTTCGGCATTTGCCAACGAACTTGTCGTTCTCAATGAACGGATAAATAAGCTTGTGGATTTTCAAAATGAGCTTACAAACACCCACTCAATTTATGACAGCCTTAACGACTCTTCCGATTCATCAGTTCTGGATGGCGATAATAAGCCGATTGAGGGAAAACGGGTTACGTTCGTTGTCAAAAAGGGGTCTGATGTAGACGAAGAACTCGAAGATGTAAAACGACGGTTAGTAGCTATTGAACGGGCGTTTGACGGACTCGCCAACGAATTCACTGTTTATCAGATTCTGACCGATGGCGGTACATGGCTGTATGTGAACAATCCGGAGGCAGATCAGACAGAGCAGCTCCTTGATGATAAAGGTGATGTCATCAGAGGCAAAACCATATTTGTCACGAAATAAAGGAGGAGCCTATGTTTGATAACGTCTTTGTGTTCTTATCAGCAATTACAGATGCGGAGAAGAATCCGGTTATGGATAACAATGAGAATCCAATTGAGAGCCGGACCTACTCTGACCTGTTGGCTAAATTCATGGAAGGCATACCGAAAGAATTTCAAGTGTCCGGACACCTCAGAGATAATGCAAGAAGAGGTTTATATTCTGTATTAGACTCGGTGGAGGATGCTGTAAAAGACAGCGATTCCAGGGGCTTGAACGGTCGGTCTTATTCAACCGAACAAATTCTTGACAGCGGGAACAACCCGATTTTCAGTCAGGCTATATTTGTTAGAAATTAAAGAAAGGCGGATTAAGTAATGAAAATTACAGACTACGAAAAAGTAACGCAGCTCCTCGCCAACAATGTTCTGCTTGTGGACGGGGACGGCGGGACAAAAACAATTCTCGCAAGGGATTTGCTTGCGGCACTCGTGGCGGTTAGTTCTTCCCAGGACTATCTTGCCAAGATGGATGTCTCGCAGCTCACCCAGGTTTCGTCGGTTTCTGCGACGGACAAGCTGATGGTTTCTGCTGCGGACGGCAATAAGGGCATTACGGTCAACGATGCTTTCTGGGGGATTTTGGATGCTGTCATCTCTGTGGAGCAGCGCCGGAATATTTTCCGTGGAAAGAATCTTGGAACAGCTTTGACAACGGCTCAGAAAGCCCAGATTAAGGCCGGGACATTCAAGGGGTTCTTCATCGGGGATTATTGGAGCATCGGAGACAGGATTTGGAGAATCGTCGATATCAACTATTGGCTGAATTCTGGAGACACTTCCTGTACAACTCCTCATCTGGTAATTATGCCGGATGCCGCTTTGTATAACGCCAAGATGAATGAAACCAATATCACCACCGGCGGTTATGTCGGCTCACTGATGTATACGGCTAATCTGGCCAATGCAAAGACTTTGGTGAACTCGGCTTTCGGTTCTACCAATATTCTCACACACAGGGAATATCTGACTAATGCCGTAACCAATGGTTATCCTTCTGCCGGCGCCTGGTACGATTCTACGGTTGAACTTCCGAATGAAATCATGATGTACGGGAGTCTGGTGTTTACCCCGGCCGGAGACGGTTCTTTCGTTCCGAACCGTTACACCATCGACAAGACCCAGTTGGCGTTGATGAAGATGTATCCGAGATTCATCAATCCTGGGAGATATTGGTATTGGCTGAGAGACGTCGTTTCTTCGGCTCGTTTTGCTCATGTGGACAGCCATGGCGGTACGGCCTGCGTCGTCGCTTCGCTCTCTCTTGGGGTTCGTCCGGTCTTCGGTCTGGTTGGTTAGCTGAATCTGGGGGCCTCGTGCCCCCTTGCTCCGGAAGAAAACACCGTACTCAGGTGACGAGCTTTTGTGTTATAACAGAAAAAAATTAGTGAAAGGAAGAATCAAAATGGATGAGAAAACTTATAGAATCACCCTTGCCGACGGAACTGTCCTTGACAATCTTACCATGAACGGAAACAATTTCATTTCCGGGGAGGCCGTTGACGCTTCCATTTTTGACGGAATGTGTTCCCCGGTTATCATCAGCGACGGAACCAATGAAGAAATTCATGAGAACATGGATTTGGTACAGGTAACGACCGTTGATGGAAAGTCGTGGTTTGTCCTTCGGGATATTCCGCAGAAAGAACTGGAACAGGCAAAGCTCAAGTCCGACCTCGAATATCTCGCTATGATGTGCGACGTCGAGCTTTAAGAAAAGAAAGGAGAGCACCATGGAACATAGCAAGAATTACGACAAAGTAAAGGGTTTCTTCAACAGGAAGCTGTGGGATTTGACCCGCGTTCGTAATGCCGTAGTAAAGGGCTGGATTACCGAGGAAGAGTTTGCTGAGATTACCGGAGTCGCTTATTGATGAGCGTTCTGGCAAGTAAACGGAAGGAATCCAAATTTGAGGCCATTACCTTCTCGATAGATTTACATGACATGCTGCTTGACTTCATGCAGAGAAGTTTCGGGGTAAAAGATTTAGACCATCTGGTACGGGTCCGTTATGCCTATGGAAAGGATGAGACGGAAGACTTTGCGAAGTATCGATATTTGATGACTAATTTCAAAAATCGAATCGATCAGTTGGCATCCCAATTGACGAGCAACGTAAGGGCGGCTAATTCGACTTATCCCACTTCTATGCGTGAGTATGAACAGCGGCGGGACTATCAGAACAATGCGATTATAAATTGCGAGCAGATTCTCAAAGAGCTTCAGCGAATCGTGGAAATCTTCGAGGTGGACGTTAATACCTATGGCAGATATGTTAATGCTATCGACCGAGAAATCGGTTTGATAAAGAAATGGCGTCAGCGTGACAACAAAATCAAAGCATACTTACAGGGCAATGTCTAAATCGCGTCGTTTCTTCGGCTAATTTTGCTAATGTGAACAACAATGGCAATACGAACTACAACAACGCTTCGAACTCTCTTGGGGTTCGTCCGGATTCTCTGTCTAACCAACTGAGAAGGAGACGTTGTCCTTTCCATCAAGGATAAATGACAAAGCTGGACGCAATTTACTACGGTAAGTATTGCTATCACGGTGAATAATTATGACGTATGAAGAGATTTTGTCTGACGCCAACAACTTGTATAGGGCTTACAAGGCTTCCGTAAAAGGTAGTAAATGGAAAGAAACGACGCAGAAGTTCATGATGAACTTTCTAAGGTACATCTTTTCTATCCAGGAAGACCTTCTTAACCGGACTTTGGAAAATGGTCCTGTTGAAGAGTTTTCTCTGTCTGAACGGGGCCGAGTAAGACCTATTTCAAGTATCCGAATCAGGGACCGTATTGTCCGCCATGTTTTATGCGATGAAATTTTATTGCCGGAGGTTCAGAAGCATATTATCTATGATAACGGCGCTTCTATCAAAGACAGAGGAATTTCGCACCAAAGAGAGCGTTTTGAGGTGCATCTCCGACGGTACTACAAGCGGTATGGCAACGAAGGATGGATTCTGTTCGGAGACTTCTCAAAATTCTACGACAATATCATTCATGAGATAGCGAAGCGGGATCTGTTAAAACTCTTTGATGATGACGAGTTTATTGACTGGCTTCTAACACTTATATTTGACGGGTTCAAAATTGATGTTTCTTACATGACAAATGAAGAATACGCCAATTGTATGACCGACACTTTTAATAAGCTGGATTACAGGGAGATACCAAAGGAACAATTAACCGGCGAGAAGTGGATGGAAAAATCGGTAAACATTGGCGATCAGCTTTCACAAGTCATCGGGATTTATTATCCATACCGTATTGACAACTATGTGAAATATGTAAGAAGCCAGAAATTTTACGGTCGTTATATGGATGACTGGTACATCATGAATCCAAGCAAAGAAGAATTGGTGGACTTGCTTGAGCATATTCGTGTAATCGCCAAAGAACTGGGTATTCACATCAACGAGAAGAAGACTCGCATCGTTAAGATATCCAGCACATACAAATTCCTGCAAGTGAAATACACACTTACCAAGGATGGAAAAATCATTAAAAGAATCAACCCGGATAGGGTTACGACTATGCGCAGAAAGCTAAAGAAACTGGCTATAAAAGTTGCTAATGGAGAAATCCCATACGAGAATATTGAGAATATGTTCCGAGGCTGGATGGGCAGTTTCTACAAGCTTTTATCAAGATAACAACGAAAAAATCTTATAACGCTGTATGAAGACTTGTTTGATAAGACGCTTTCAATTGTTGGGAAAAAGCTTGTTATATTTGATAAGGAGGAATAAATAAGCATGGAAGGAGATTATATTTCTCGTGAAGAACACAACGAGTTTCGACGCAGCATGGATGCGGAAAATAAGCGGTTAGAAGACGAGAACAACCGGCAGAATCATCGTTTGGAAGTTCTTGAAGAAACCGTAAAACAGGTCGCTTTTATCAGCACCTCTGTGGAGAAACTCGCTTTAAACATGGAGAACATGTTAAAAGAACAGGTCTCTCAGGGAAAACGTTTGGAAACGTTGGAAAGCCGGGATGGAGATATGTGGCGGAAAGTAGTTGGTTACGCAGTAACCGCCATTATCGGAATCATTCTCGGATATATTTTTAAACAACTTGGATTTTAAGGAGGAAACAAATCATGAAGATGAGTAACAAAACCTACGATACCCTGAAATGGATTGCGCAGTATCTGCTTCCGGCAGCCGGCACTTTATATTTTGCTCTGGCCGGCATCTGGGGTCTGCCCTGTGGCGAGCAGGTAGTCGGTACCATTACGGCTGTTGACACTTTCCTGGGCGTTCTTCTGGGAATCAGCGCTGCAAACTACAACAAGGACACCAAGTAACATCGCAAACGCAATCTTTACGGCTATACTCGTCTATGATTCGCTGCCTATCGTGTGTGGGCGGCTTTTATTATTGTAGAGGGTATAGCCGTTTTCGATTGCCAGACAGAAATGGAGGAGAGCTATGAGCTATAAGGTTTCCGGAACAACCATTACTCTTACGCGAGGCGACACTTTCATGGCTCAGATTGCTATTAGCCAATCAAATGGAGATCCATATGTACCATCCGAAGGGGATTCTGTTCGTTTCGCGATGAAAGCCAACTATACGGATGAAGATACTTTGTTGGTAAAAGATATTCCGATTGATACGCTGAAACTGGTTTTGAACCCGGAAGATACAAAAGACCTCGCTTTTGGAACTTATGTGTACGATGTCCAATTGACGAAGGAGTCCGGAGAAGTGGATACGTTCATCACTGCCTCTAAAATTAAAATAACGGAGGAGGTGTGCTGATATGAGCGGTATACGGGCGCTGGATTCGTTAAGCGGAAAAATATCGGGCGAATCTGTTCTGAAAGGGACTCTTTCAGGGATTGAAAGTCTGAATGGGTCAATCTGCGTGACAAGGGAATATGACACTTACTCCGGGGATTATAAGGTCGTTCCCAAAGCATCGGGTTCTCAAATTTTGAACACCGCAAATAAGGTGCTGAAGGAGGATATTTTGGTTACGGAGGTTCCTTATTGGGAAACCAGCAACGAGTCCAACGGCACGACCGCTTATATTGCAAAGGAGGTGGATGCAAATGGCGATCAATAAAGTGATTTACGGGGGCAATACTTTGATTGATTTGACCGGTGACAGTGTTACAAAAGATAAACTGCTGGCCGGTTATACTGCCCACGACAAGAGCGGTGAAGTAATCGAAGGCACTTGCCTGTTTGATGTGGATTCTACGGATGCTACTGCAACCGCTGCTGAAATCCTCAACGGACAAATAGCGTATGCAAGAGGTAACAAAGTTTCCGGTACTATGAAGAACAACGGAGCCGTTACCGAGGCGATTACGGACAAAGATGCGGTCTATACGATTCCCATTGGTTATCACGACGGCTCAGGAACGGTGCAGCTTGATGCTACAGAAAAGGCCAAGCTCATTCCCGGCAATATTAAGAAGGGTGTCAGCGTTCTGGGAATAGAGGGTGATTGTGAGCCTTCTTCGAATGTTACAGCGCAGGCAAAGACGGTGACACCTTCTACAGTAAAGCAAACAATCCTTCCTGATGATGGGGTCGATTATCTGTCTCAGGTTGTGATAAATCCTATTGCCTACGTTGAGTCTGCTAATTCAGCAGGAGGTACAACGGTAACGATTGCGGGGTGATTAGATGGCTGTAAATAAGGTCGTTTACGGTACAGAGATTCTAATTGACCTCACGAATGACACAGTTACTCCTGATACATTATTCAAGGGTTGCACCGCACACATGGCAAATGGTACAATAGTTACCGGAACGTTGTTCAACAATTATCCGGACGAACAGTGCTTTTATGATACACTTCAGGATTTGAATAGGAACAACATCGAAGATATTTCCGGCTCTGAAATAAAGGGTAAAATGGTGTATCGGAAAGTGTAGAAAAGTCGTTTATTTCTTGACTATTCCTACACTTCACCGATGAA